TGGGAAAACCCATGTATATAATTTTCGCAAAGCCGTAGGCGGTCTGATTTTAAGATTTACGACTTTTATTATCTTGGTGTTAATTTATACATGATAATCTGAACTTTACTTTTTGCACCCAATTATAGTTTACTCATTTCTTTAAGATGAGAATGACAAGGAACAGGTCGTCTAATGACGTAAAACCGGACAAAGTTGTAGTTCCGTTTCAAACACTATGCCTATACACTGATAAAAGGTTATGATTTCCAAATGCAAGACCGGTGTGCAGAATTTTGAACAATATGCGCTGTCTCAATTGAGATGGAACGACCCCAGTGACGCATTGGAGGCTAGTACCCTCATCGCTGGATAGTTTGGTAAAAATCGTACACGTAGTTGATACCTCGTGTGCCCTTATATAACGTATCAACAGAAAAGAAAACAAACATAGTACTCATCAGATTACAGATTCGCTACTTCCATCTTGCCCTAAAAAGCAAAAAAAAATAACTAAAAGCAGTACTGGGCGGAAGCCCCAGACCAAGGATGCTGTCGCTTTGAGTGAGCAGTTATCCAATAAACATAGACTAGCAAAGTTAGCCGATAAATCAAGTCCTTTTAAGGACCGCTTTTATTGTCCTGCTGCGTTGGAGGATTTAGTGGACTTGTCTTTTAATAATAAGAAAGGATTATATAGAGATAAGAACCTAAATGACATTACGTCGTGCACAAGTGGTGCACAGCGTAATTTAGATGTTGAAAGGAAGAAGAAGTCCGCTTTTAGGCGGAAAGATTGTAAGATATTTGAAAGGTCAAAAGCTATTCCAGCACAACCTAACAGATATGTAGAGTTACCTGATTTTCTAGAAGAAGAAATTACTCATCTAACCATAGATGATGATTCAAGCTGCGTAAGCTCTGACAGTGGTATTAAAGTCAATAAAGGAATATCACCAGTCAAGCGCGTATCTGAGATCACATTTGTTAAAAGGAATAGGAGTATTTTGGGGAGGAGATCAGGTTTAATACCCACACAGGGAATGTTTGATATGCCCACAATTAATGTGGGTTTAAATGAAGCCTCAATGAATAAGGTAGATGATTTGATGACATTAATTTCTAGTATAGCGTCCAGTTTGGGCTTACTAGATAAGGACAACAATATTAATGAAGGATTTGATGCCAAATTTAAGGAGACGATGGATAATGTAAAGACAACCTGTGAATCAGTTACAGGTGTTACAAGCTTTATAACAAATCTTATGAACGAATTACCAACTGCTAAGCAAATTGGTGTATTCTCGTCTACTTTTATTATTGGGTATTTATTAATGCATTCATATCATAATAAATCATTAATAAGTGGTGTTGCTGCTGCTGCATTAACAGCTTTAGCAACCAAAATATATACGAGCGATAAAGGTATAGTAGAAGAGTTGAACTTTCTAATCAGTAAAATAACAAATTATATAATACATTTCATTCCGTCTGTCTTTGAAACACAAATGATGGATAATATAGTTTGCGATGTGCTATATTGGCTCTTTAGAGCTATAGTTGGTAAATCTTCAACGTTTTATTCGAAATTGTCGTTAGGCAATATTTATAATTTCTTCGCAAATTTTGAGAAAACTAGTAAATCATTTGAATTTTCCTTTGATTATTTTACAAATTTATTTAAAACTTTTATCAATTTTATAATGGAAAAGGTATTTAAGAGGGAAGCTTACTTTGAGATGATGAGTGGTAGCACTCGTGTCGATGCGTGGGCAGCTGGAGTGAAGGAATTTGCCGATAGGTTCAATGATGGGAAGATAATTATCAACCTTGAAAATTTTGAGGCTTATAATTCACTTAGGCAAACTGGTGAACAATTACTATATGACCTTAATACGCCAGATTTATATAAATTTAGGACTTTTGTGACTACCAAATTACATGCCCTAACCAATATTGGTGTGGGTTTTAGTAATGCCAATTTTCATAGTAATGGACCACGTATGGCGCCACTTAACGTTTTGTTTCGTGGTGCTCCGGGAGTTGGCAAATCATTTGGGACTTACCCATTTTGTGTTGCCATGTTAGCACGAACCCTTCCTGATGATCTATTACCAGCATTTGAGGCTAAGTATGAAGACATGGTTTTCAATCGTCAAGCCGAGAATGTTTATTGGGATGGTTATTTTGGCCAATGGTTAACGGTCTACGATGATTTCGGGCAGGCTCTTGATGTTGTTGGTAGTCCCGATAACGAGTATATGAATTTCCTACGTAGTGGAAGTTTGTTCCCTCATAACCTGCACATGGCAGAATTAAGTAGGAAAGGTAAAGGCATGAACACCAGTAAAATGGTTGTTTTGAGTACTAATATAAGAAATTTCGACCCGAAGTCGATCTTCTCAATAGAAGCATTGGAGCGCAGATTTGACATAGTTGTTGATGTATGCCCTAAAGAAGAGTATTGTTTACCTGGTTATGCATCTCTTGATGTTTGGACGCGTAGGCTCGATAAGACCAAGTTAACCTCTGATTTTGATATGGATATTTACGAATTTCATGAGTATTCATTTAGGGAGAGGCGTTATACAGGTCGTGTATGGAACTTTCAACAGTTAGTTGATCATTCAGCTGACAGCTATGAGCAGAGGAAAGCCTCGCACGCTCATTATTCTGAAGGAATTAAGAGCGTTAAAGAAGATTTTCTAGCCCAGCGGTACTCACCGAGACCGCAAGCACAAGATATCCCTCCTTATGTGCCACGCCCACCCGTTAAATCTAATCCAACAGAGAGGACTATGGGCAATTATAGACCTAAAGATTTTATAGCACAGAGGAAGAAGAAAGACTCGTTGCCTGAGTCGCAAGGTATGTTTAGTAATTATAAGATTACAGATTTTGGTTGTGCTAAGGACGAGCGTTTTGACATAAGAGTTTGTCAGGTTATAAAAAAGTTAATTCATCCACCAGATGATGTTCCGTTAGAACAAGTGGAGCTGTGTTATGATATTATTGCTGGTATTGCTTCAGCACATGGATTGCAACAAACTGCTGATGTGTGTGCTGTTATTATACGTGAATTCTTAACCTTCTTTGAACAGATGTTGAGTGAATTTGTAAATCCTGACGCTTTTAAAAGAATTAAAGCTGCTATTATTACTAAGTCATCTTATATCGATTTGTTTTTAGATGCGGACGGAGAATACCTTAATCAGCTTAAAAATATTTATATGGATTGGGGGAGTTTTTGGAAAGAGACTGTTGCTATGATGGGCGCCGTTTGGGGCCAAATGGGAGCGGTCATGAAAACTTACCTAGTGTGTGTTTATGGCTACATAGGATATCGCGTCATGAAGTCTGTTTATGGAGTTATAAGGAAAGCAATAACGTGGATATTCCCGCGTAAAGCAATAACGGAACCCCGTACAATTATTGAATCACTTAATATCGAAGATGAAAATTCTGTATGGTATACAGAGGACCAACTAGGTTATAGTGGTTTCCCGAGTGAAGAGAAAGGTGGTTTTGTTAGTGAATATAATCATTCAAAAACGGGGCGTCAGCTTAAGATGCATAAATCCCACAAACCTGTTACGAAGATAAACATGATGCATTTAGATCAAAGTAACACATATTCTTCTGAAATGCTGCTTGACAAGGCTAGTGATGATATAATGAAGAAAGTTTTACATAAGAGTTGTTATTTGATGAGCTTTGATGGTTGTGATGAAAAGGCTGGTATTGTTACATTTGTTTGCGATACCATTTGTATTATGCCATTTCATTTCTTACTAAACATTTCTCTCATGGAGCCGACTGTTGTTATAATTTTTGCCAAGCTTAATAATGGCACTAAAACAACACTCACAGTTGATCAGTTTGTGAGATGTGAATATGTTGAAGCTGTTAAAAACGACGCAGCTTATATAAAAATGCCTGACTGTTTCCAGAAGCATATAGATATTAGGGATTATTTCATGCCTGAAAAACTTATTGCTCAAATGGATAGAAGTCGCATTACCTTAAATGGTTACCGCGATGGTCATTATAAAATTCGAAGCCGGTGCATGTTACAAGGCGCGACACAGGTGTATGACAATCCAAGTGATACTACTATTGATTTAGGTAGGTCCGTCTTTTATGAGGGTGGTACAGTCCGAGGTGACTGTGGATCTTTGCTTTCAGTGTCAAATACGATGACCGCAAATCATAAAATTTTGGGAATGCATGTCGCAGGCAAAAATGAAATTGCTATTGGTGCGATTCTCACACTGGAAGATGTACAGGAGGCTGTTAAACAGTTTGGACAAATAATTGTACCAGAAGATCCAATGCCTGTTACACAATTCAATTTACCCGGCAATATACCATTTGAAAGTTATTACGAGGTTGCCAAAGCACCGCGGGATTGTAATTATACTCAATTAAAACGCACTCAACTATATGGTACTTTAATTAAACCTACTAAGGCACCAGCGCATCTATCCCCTTTTACTAATGAAGAAGGCGAATTGATAGATCCAATGATAATGTCGTGTCGTAAGTACTATAAAGAATATAAGTGTTTAGATCAGTACTTGATTGACGTAGCAATGGACGATGTGTTTTCACAGTTTGCGAAAGCTCAGAACATTATAGGAAAGATACAACCACGAGTTTTGACTTTTCGAGAGGCTGTTGCGGGCATACCAGGCCGTGACTTCGTAGACTCTATACCGCGTAAAACCAGTGCCGGATATCCTGAGTGCCTTAATATACCTCCAGGTATGAAAGGTAAAGAACACATATTTGGCACTGCTGATGAATATGATTTTGAAAGACCCGAAGCTAAACGTCTTGAAGCCGAATGTAATGCATTTGAAGAGAGTTGTGCACTAGGCATATTACCTGATGCGATTTTCCGCGATTTTCCGAAAGATGAGTTGCGTCCATTCGAAAAAGTTGATGCTGGCAAAACTAGACGTGTGTCTGGTGCGCCTATAGTGTTGACTATTGTTACGCGCAAGTTTTTGTTGGACTTTATGGCTCAATTTATGGCTGCTAGAATAATAAATGGAAGCGCCGTGGGCGTTGATGTTTACAGTGAGGAGTGGCATATTATTTATAAGCTTATCACTACTTTTGGTGAGGATGGCATTATGGCTGGCGATTATGGTGATTATGATTCTTCACACCATGGTCAATTTGCTTCAGCTATGTTGCGGAATATTATTAAATGGTATGGTTATGAGGGGCGCAATGCGGTTATTTTATCATCGCTTTTTGTTGCTCTTATAAATTCAAAGCATTTGTGGGGGTTGTTAGTCTACATTATGTGTGGTACTCTGCCTTCTGGGCATCCGTTTACCACTCTTTTTAATACGATTATAGTATTGACCTTGCCCCGTATGGTATATTTGACAGTACAGGGTATGGACTTTGAGCAGATTAAGAATTTTGATAATCATGTGAAGGTCCTAGGCTATGGTGATGATACTATGATGGGAGTTCACCCTACGATTCGAGATAAATTCAATCACTTTTCTTATAGAGATACTGTGGTCAAATACGGTTATCGCTATACCCCAGCACATAAAGGGGATTTTACGACACCTTTTGATACTTTTGAAAGTGTCACATTTCTAAAACGAAAGTTCGAGTTCCATAAGTCTTTTAGGCGTATAGTTGCGCCTCTGGAATTAGAAACAGTTTTGCAAATTTGTTACTGGGTTGATAAGAGTAACAATACGGAAGGTCAGCTAGCCCAAAATGTCCAAGTGACGCTAAGGGAGTTGATGTTGCATGGTAAGACCATTTATGACAAATGGTCTAATAAAATTCAGAGAGTTACAACGGAATTTGGAGACACGGTCTTCCATATACCGACTTTTGAAGCCATGTTTGCTAAGTGTTGCAAGGATGAAGCATTTGTTTGCAGATTGCCTTGCGTTGAAGAGGACAAGACCGGCGTTTTATGACGCCAAAAACCGGAAGATGTGATCTTGATTTGGATAGTCATGGAGAACGATATCTTTATTAGTGCTATCTTCCGTTTTGCTCCCAATCCAATTGGATTTACGTTGCAGAGTGGAGCGGTATTTATACCAGGGGTTAATTACCCAATACTCAGCGTTCTTCACGCGGGCAGTAATTTGACTAGATTAACTGTCCTAGTTTACCATGTAGTCCCTAACTCTAATAATAATTCGGTTGAGGAAACCATTACCGAAGAAACAATAAATTCCTCTATCACAAATATGGTAAATGATACCAATGTTGTGGAAAACGAACCAAACTTCCCCAGTACATTTGAGCCTGCTCTGATAGGGCACCAAATCATAACTGCTTCGCAAGAAATTAAACAGTTTCTTTCGCGTCCTGTTAAATTGCGGACTGGCGTTTTAACGTCGTCTAGCTCAGGACAATTACACGCCATTGAATTACCCTATGAGCCCCTTAAAGATTTTATGTTTGCTGAGAAGATCAGAGGTTTTCTAAATTTCCGTGCTACTACAGTTATACGCTTACAGGTTAATGCTAATCGTTTTGTACAAGGGCGTTTAATTTTGCACTTTTTGCCACACGCTGATGTTGCTGGTACTTTTCCTTACACGAGAAATTCTGATTTAATGCTAAAGACGCAACAGCCTAATGTCCAGCTAGATATTAATACGGAGAGTGATGCCACTCTTAAGATTCCTTACAGGTCACCGTATTTATTTTATGACCTTAAAGCAGGCGTAGGTGGTGTCGGTGCTGTTTATTTATCCGTGTATGTGCCACTACTTTTTGGATCAACGGTGGAGAACCCTGATTATACAATTTGGGCACATTTTGAAGATGTCGATTTGTCTGTACCCACGGCTCCTAGTTTTCTATTTCCCACTCAAGGTGGGTTTTCTAAAAGTACTCGTAGGCGTGATGCTGCTGATTCTGAGAAAGATAGCAGCGGTATGGGCCCTTTAAGTGGTTCTTTGCGCGTCGTGTCTTCAGTAGCTGATAGGATTTCAGCTTTGCCAATTCCTCTGATTTCCGAACTCGCAGGTACAACTGCCTGGGCTTCTGATGTTGCACGTAATTTAGCAACCGCTTTCGGTTATTCAAATCCCAGAACAGAGGCCCCATTAACAAAAACCATTGACAAAGCGTTTGGGAATATGACCAATTGCGACATGGGAGATTGTTCAACTGTTTTGGCTTATTCAGGTAAAAATAAAGTTGCTAAACTAGTTGGTCTAGGGCCCACGGACGAGGATGAAGCGTCTATAGCTTTTATTGCTCAAACTAGTTCCTTTATAGACTATTACCCCTGGAACACGTCCGATGGCGTGGATACAACATTACTCACTTTTCCTATTACTGAGAGTTCATTTAGGCGTGATTCCATAGCTTTGGTTGGTAGCACAAATTACTATTACTCCAACTATACCCCTGTCGGTTTTCTCATGGACTGTTTTGAATTTTGGAGAGGATCCATTAAATTGGTCTTCAAATTCGTTAAAACTGAATTCCACACAGGTAGACTTTTGGTTTATTATGAGCCTCACCCCAATTCCACCACAGATGCCACTACCGCTAAATCCGTTTACTGTCTTCGTGACATTGTTGATATTCGTGAGGGTTACGAATTTTCCTTCATTATACCATTTACTTCAAATCATGCGTGGATTAATAAAACTGACACTCTAGGCACTTTATACGTGAAAGTTATCAATCCACTGCGGTGTCCACCCACGGTTAATAGTAGAATAAATATGGCACTGGAAGTATCTGCGGGGCCTGACTTTCAAGTCAATGGGCCCGTTTCGCGTACATATGTAGATGCTCGTATTCCTATGGTCATATCAGGCGCTCCATTCGTTACGCAAATGAATGTGCCTTCTGCTGCTACAAAAGTTGAACTGGTAGATCCCATGCACATGCTTGGGAATAGCAAAACCACCGGTTTTAATTTAGCTGCACATGAGTTTTGTAACGGCGAGGCTATTACTTCTGTTATGCAGTTGTTGAAATCACCGTGTTTTTTACGCCTTGATACCAATACTGTAGCTTTGAGCGTAAGACCGTTTAGGACTTTTTCCATGGGATTTGGTATTGACAACAACCCAGCCACATTTGGTTTTTCAACGTTGTTTGGAGACTGGTATAGTTTAATTACCTCTTGTTATGCTTATAATAGAGGATCTGTTTGCATGAAGATGATTAGTCTTTATAGCAACTCTACTGAGCCATACTTTTCCCATACTGACCTACAGTACATTCGTGACAATTGTCCAGCACGTGACATTGCAACCGCTGGTTATGTTGCACCCTACACTGAGTATTTCGCCTTGAGTGAAACTACTTCTGGTGTGCTTAATAATGGTGTTAACGTTACTATTCCTCCGTATATGGAATTACACACTAGGTTGTCATTGTTTGAAACTGGTAATACTGCCAACTACATTGTCAAGAGCCCACCACTATCAGAATACTGTTCTAAATATGCCTTTAACGGGTGGGTTAATACCAGTGGTCCTAAGAAATTAATGAGAAGTGTATCTGATGATTTTCAGCTCGGTTATTTTATAGGTATACCACCAGTTTTTAGGTACAGCGGTCCTTCATTCATGTCTGATGTTACAGACGATAAACAAAAACAAACTCCCACGTCGGATGTGGAGTATAAACATAGTCATGACATCAAGGAAGATGAATTTTCTCCTACGGTTCCACCGAGGTTTTCAAGTCTTCCGCCTTCACCTCCCTTTAATGGAGTTTCTGACAGTGTGAATAACACTCAATGCCAACAAAACAAAGAGGGGTGTTCCCCTACTGTTAGTTACGATGAAATTAAAGAAGTGACGCACACTAACAAGCGTTAGTGATAGAGGGTTTGCAAAACCCCTCATATCACAGTTTTTCTG